AGTGGTTGTTCCTTCTGGTGGAAGAGCCCATAGCCGATTCCAACAATAAGACCTGCTGGCTCCTAGCCCTTAGGGAGTTTGTCACTGGATGGGTTGTCCACACCATTCACCGCACTAGAATGAGCGATGCCATAGACATGCTGATGGTGGACCCCGCCAGCGAAGGAGTGCCCAGCTTATTCGTCAATAGCAAGATGAATACCGAGCCTTGGACAATGAGATTAGGTCTTCCAACCAAGACCAGTAATCCCAGACAGTCTCCAGGTTTCAGTACGAGCACCTTCTACACGAGGATTGTCACCTCCTACAAGGACTGGAACTGGCCCCAGGTACCCAAGGCCATGAACAGTTTGACTATGTTATCTGAGGCACTAGTTGGGAACACTAACATTCAAGCTGCCTATGAACTGGATAATGACACGTCCTTCACTAACATAAACTCCAGCGATAACACATTTAGCACCAGCCCCTTGGAGACCATAGACTTCAATACAGGAGTAGTTGGCCGCAGAATAAGACTGGAACTTGTCCTATTTGACCTTAACTCAAGCTCTACCCAAGTTATAAAGGGATTCATCCTGAGTGCCAACTGGCGCCCACTAAGACTCAGACGCTGGCGCTTCACCTGTGACATGGAGGACCAGCAAATTGGTCTCTACGGGGCCGAGAACCCTCTAAGAGCCCAAGTGATACTGACCCGTCTCAGCAACCTCCAAAAAGAGACCTCCCCAATAAAGTTCGACGACATAGACGGGACCGCCTTCAATGCCCACGTCACCAACATAGGGGAGAGGATGGCTGTGGAGACCTTAGTAGAAGGAGGTCAGGGCGGTAATGCCCGGTACCGCAGAGTCGTGGACTTGGAGCTTACGGAGGCCTTCTAATGGACCCTGAAGCAGCTATCGCCCTACTTGTGGGTGCGGCAACCATGGCGGTTTCCCTGCTCATATTGGTCTGGAAGCTGGGAAGGTGGCAGGCTGAGACCAAGGAAAGGGCTGATGCGTTCAACACCAAGTTGGATGAGTTCATAAAACGGGCTGATAAGGACATCTCTGAAGCCCACAGAAGAATTGACCGGCACATTGAGTCCCACCCATGACAGTGCCCTCTCGCTGCCACATCTGTGGTAAACACTCCACCCACCAGATGTTGTTCCGGTGTGCCTATGGTTGTGGCTTCTGGTACTGCCGGATTCACCGGCTGGGGGGTAGGCACCCACATGAGTGCTTAGTCTTTCAGGGCCTCTATCCTAGAATGTTCTCCAGTGAATGGGAAAACACGGGATCAAACACAGATACCAATCAGTCATTCCGTCAGTGGTCTCATGATAAAGTCCAATCCACTTGTCCCTCCAGACAAACTTGATGCTCACTTCAGAGCCTCCACCTTAGGGTAGGTAAAATAGGTGGTCTTCCTAGCAGCCTCTATGATAGCTGGGTCCACTCCCCTCTCCAGTAGGACTCCAGGGTCTATGCGGAAGTTGCTACCATCCACCAGTTGCACCATTCCAGATGGAGCTTCCACCTTTACTTCAGGGAACTCGCTCTCCATGAGGTTTGTGATTCGTTCTTTAACCAGATCCTGGTTCGTCTTTATCCACTTAGCTTGGTCATTCAGCAAGAGCAGGTGCTTTACATCTGATGTAAGAGCTGGGTGATCCACCTGTTTTATTTCCACGGTTACTTTTACCATTTTGTCATCTCGCTCCAATTCTTTCCTACTTTGGCCTCCACGATTACAGGGACTGAGAGCTTTACTATGCTTTCCATGGGAGGCATGGCCATCTTTGCCCAGTAGTAGGTCATGTCCTCTTTAACCTCCCAGAGGAGGGAGTCGTGTATCTGAAGTAACCACCGGGTCCGAGAATCAGGAAGTAGGTTCCAGAGTTTAATCATGGCCATCTTAATGATCCCCTGAGCTCCCCCCTGTATGGGCATGTTAATCGCCATCCTCTCACCAGCCCCTTTCACCTGTCTATCAGGGGTCAAGATTTCCGGTACCCACCGACGCCGGCCAAACATATCCACCACGTACCCATTCCGTATTGCCCAACCCTTGGTCTCCTCCTGATAGGTCCAGACTTCCGGCCTGAGTTTAAAGTAGTCCTTGATGAACTCCTCACAATCATCCAGTGTCCACCCCTCTATGCCCTCCTCTTGGAACTGGTTGTACAGCCCATGGGCAGTCAACCCGTAGGCCACCCCAAACCCCGTGGCCTTTGCGGCATACCTCTGGTCTGCCCTCACAGCGTCCAAAGTGGTACCCCACATCTCCGCCGCAGTCTCCGTGTGAATGTCCCTCCCCGCTTGGAAGAGCCCTATCATGCTCCCACACCGGGCCACATGAGCCAGCACCCTCATCTCGATCTGGCTGTAGTCGATCTCCAAGAGGTCCCAACTCTCCTCTGAGACAAAGGCCTCTCTTATTCGCCTCCCTAGGGCCGTCCTGATGGGTATCTGCATGGGGTTGGGATCGGCCATGGACCACCGGCCAGTTGCCGTTCTGGTGGTGCGGATGGTGGTGTGGATACGTCCGTCTTGGTCAACGTGGCCAGGTAGTGTGTCACAGAAACTGTCTTTTAGGTGGGCAATGTGCTTGTACTCTTTCAGTGGGGCGATGACAGGGTGGTCTATCTTTGAGATTTCGTCTTTGGCCACGGATGGTAGGCCCGTTTCGGTGTATTTTGTGGGAGTGAATTTAAGGTCAGTGAAGAGGAGGGTACGGACTTGGGCGTCTGAGTTGGGGTTGAAGCGCTTGGGCCTGTAGGCCGATTGTCCAGGAATATAACCGTCTAAGTACCTCTCTTCAACTTCACTCTTCAGAAATATCTCCTCTGCCTTCTCCTCCAACGACCCAAAGAACTCCCCACTCAGCTTCTTCAACACCTCCATGTCCAACTTTATGCCCTGCTTCATCATCTCCATGGCAATGGGTTGGGTTTGCATGTCCACGTTGAAGACGTGGAGGAGGTTTTGCTCTAGGATTTGGGGCCAGAGTACATCATCCACCCGGAGAGTGGCGTCTGCATCGCGTGTAGAATACGTAACCGCCTCTTCAATTGATATGTCTGCAAGACTAGCATCAACCGGAGTCCCCAGTACCTCCTCAACCACTGCTCTCTCCTCTGAGCGTATGTCATGCCACCGTTTCCATGGGTCTGTTGGTCCATCCTTGGTCACCTTCCCTTTCTCCACGTCCTTCAATATGGAGGCGATCTTCTTACTTATGTGCTTGGGGTGGAGTTCCTTTACCTTCAGGGTCTGGGTCTTCTTGTCCCACTTTTCGTCGTAGATGGTGGGGGGAGGGGGCCATTCTCCATATTCGGGGTCATGAATATTTAGTGTCAAACCCTTCTTGGCTTCCTCCAAATAGGCCATCATCTTCTCGTGCCTAAAGGGCCTCACATACTCGTCATACTCCTTCATCTCCATCCCACACAGGCGCCAAGCCAAGGTCTTCAAGGACTGGGGCTGGCCCAAGAGGTAGGCCATAACCATGGTGTCCCTTGTTCTTGGAGGAGCGGGAAGGTCAACAAACTGGGCGTCATAAAGGTAGTTGTGGACAACCATTGTGGACCCACCAGGCTCAAACGCCCCCTCTTGCTGAAAGAAATACCCTGTCCCTGGCTTATCTGACACCTGAATGCTCCAGAGCTTTCCCTCCACTGTTTCGGTATCCAGAGCTGTTACCGGGCCATCCAAACGGACTGCGCCGTACTCCTGCCTGTAGACTGGCTCAGGGTACTGGTCCACCCTCTCGAACCTCTCCGGACCGTGCTTTATAAGCTCTCCCAATACTCTGAAGTCGTCTTGGATCTGTCCATTGAGCTCTGTCCTGTGCAATCCAGCCGCAGGGTGATAGCAGGGCAGCACAATAGTCTCAAATCCCAGCATCTCCCTCTTAATGGGCACCCCGTGCCAGTGATCCATGGTGAGAGTGTCGTCTTTTAAGACGTACCTTGTAGACGCAGCACCAAGGGTCACCAGTATCTTGGGCCGCATCATGGAGAGTTCCATGTCCAGCCATCTACTACCGCAGAACCGGGCCTGGTCCACGGTGGGGGTGGCATTGCCCTCAGGCCGGCACTTCACCACGTTGGATAAGAAGACATCCTCAAAGCGAAGACCAATGGAAAGGAGCAGGGCACAGAGGTACCTTCCAGCTCTCCCCTGCCAGGGTTTGGCCTTCTTGTCCTCGTCTCTGCCAGGGGCCTCACCGATGAAGGCAATAAGAGAGGATAGGTCTCCCATGCCAGGGACGGGACCCAAGCATTTTTCGTGTAAGGGGCAGGCAGTACAGGCGCGGTTAAGGGTGTGAAGTGTCATAGGATCTCCATGGGGTCTTTTTCTGGGTCTAGTCCTGGGTCCTCCTCCTTGTCCTCTTCCTCCTCGCCCATAATGGTATCAAGCACCCATTTCTTCACCTCCACTTCAAGATCTCTGTTTTCCTTCTCCAGTTCCTCAATTCGGTCTCGGAGTTCTCCTGCTCCAACACAGGCGTTGTGCCCAAGGGTCTGTCGGTACAGATGGGGTTTGACGTAGGGGTTAAAGAGATTTAGACAGACAGTACAGGTGCTCATTTAGTCCTCCAAAGTGAAGGTTGGGCCTAGGATTGGTTCGAAAACAAAATGGACCAGAGCCCATATCCATAGTAGATTGACACCAATTCCACCTAGAAGGAAGAACAGGATTATTCCTCTTAGCACTAACCAATCAATCATTCCTCCCTCCTCAAATCCGCATACAATTTTTCCACCGTATTCTCCCCAAACCCATGCAATCCCAACCACTCTTCCTTTGGTGCGTTCACCATCTCCACCACGCTCTTGAAGTGCTCACTCGCTGCCAAGCTCCTAGTCTCCCCCACCCCCGGCAGCTTAAAAGCAATCTCCTGCTTCAAGGTGGGCCTACTATAGAGATCAGGCCTAGCCAGTGGCGGTTCGTAAATCCCCTCCAAGCTCGTATGCTCCTCGGGGGGCCTTTGGAACATATGGTAGAGGTGGATTACCCTCTCCGCCGTCTCCTTGGTAGTGACCGTCCTTATGACTGGGATGTTCAGGTAGAAGGAGAGTTGAAATAGGTACTGATCTATCCTCGTGGTCTCCATGTCTGTGCTCTTCCACCTACTTCCCCTCTTGTACTCGGCCACCCCATCAGCCCTTGAGCGCCAGACGTCTTGGAGAACCACGAACTGGAACCGGTACCCCCCATCCTTGGCTGCTCTGATCTGCTCCATGTGCCGGTGGTCGTTTATGCACTGGACCAGATCAGGGAGTCTTTTCCGGTCACCACAGATGCCAACTCTTTCACCACCAGTCCAGAGGCCAAAGAAGGCGAAGTCCCCGTGTTTTATGGGAGCGGGAGTGCCTATCCCACGGAAGAATTTGGGGAGGAGATGGCCGTCGCTGTACTTGGACTTGTTGGCGGCGGTAGTGAGGAAGATGGTCATCGGGAGCGATGATCCCAAATCCACAGAGAATAAGCTGTAAAGAATAGCCCAGTCATTATGTAGAGTATGACTTCACAGCTCATGATGCTCCGTGCACCAACTTCAGCAAATGATTAAAGCTAAACGTCCCTCCCTCCTCCTCCAACCCTTCGATCCACTCACCAATCACCTTCCCGTTCTGCCGGCACTCCGTGATCTGGCCCATGTACCTCTCCCTGTCTTGGTACCCATTGGGGTCGCCTTTGGGCATACGATATAGTCTCACGCACATCTGCATGTCCCAGATTATCCCATCCCACCCCTTCATCTCCAAGGTGGCCTTGTCGTCAAACCTGCCCTCCAGCTTATGAATGAATATCCCGTTCTTCCCACTCCCCTCCACCATTCGGGTCAGTTCTTTCATGTCGCTGTAGATCACCCCATACTCCCTGGGAACCACTTGGGATAGTCTCCCCCCAAAATGAGCCATCCTCCCTAACTCGTACACCTCGGTCATGGTGTCGAAGATGATGGTCTGGACCTCTGGGCTGTAGCAGGCATCCTTGACTGCTTGGCGCAAATCCGCCCACGCCTCTTTCCAGTTACCTTCGTGGTAGTAGATGCGCTTCTTGAGTATGGTCTTGCCTTGGGCCACGAACTTCTCCACCACCCCTTCGTCGCCGGTTTCCAGCTTGAGGTAGGCAATGGGATCTGGAGCGCCCAGTGTGAGGGTGGTCTTACCGTCTCCCTTCTGGCCCTCCACATTGAGCAGGAGACGGCGCGGTATTACAGAGGTGGCGTTTTCCCAGCCCCTTTCTCTTAGGGTGTCAATCTACTATGGATATGGGCTCTGGTCCATTTTGTTTTCGAACCAATCCTAGGCCCAACCTTCACTTTGGAGGACTAAATGAG